TCTTGCTGGAATATTCGGTACCACAAGCATCTATACCTACCCCCAGCATTGACACCCCAGATCCAAGCGGCTGTTCTGCTGTGCCCCGACGTACCGCCTCCTGACCAGTCAACTCCTCCAACAACATGAACAGAGGAGTGCTTAATGGCCCCAGAAGGCTTCTCGTCAAAGGAGTAGTCAGCGCAGGATGACAACAGCTCGTCTAGTGCTATAAACCTAGCGCCTACAGAGTCAGAGATGCCGAGAACCTCGTTCTTAAACTGCGAGTCTCCGTACTTCTCTAGCTTGGTTCTTATTCTTCCCCAGCGCTCTGGATTGTCATTGTTCTGGGGTAAGATAATCTGTGGGATATGGAATGACTTGATACGCTGATTTACTGGGTCAGCGGGGTCAAGGTTCTCGGGTATAGGGTTCATGTCCACCCATACTCCGTTACGTGGATCCACATTCTTTTTACACTTCAGGCATACAGGTCCAGTGTTGCCTATGCCTGCATCAGAAATGTAAAAAGAATAGGCGTTACATCCAGAGCATTTGATGCACCACTCTCCCTGAGTAGACTGTCTCCAAAGAAACTCTATGGTATTCTCCATAGTCTTTGGGGTGCCAGTGTAGGACATAAATCCGTAAGGAGAGTTAGCGGCGCATTCGGCAATGACAGGAATGACTTCGTCGTATAGAATGTCCTGTATCTCGTCGAAGTTAATCCTGTCTGCCGTATAGCCGCGAGCTCTATCAGGATTGTCAGAGGCGTAGCTGAAGATAAGCTCAGAGCCGTTCTTCAGGATCTTCAAGAAGACGTTGTCCGGGGCTGACGGGGCCAAGAAATTGTCCCTAATCAACGGACTATGCTGAATCATCTTAGCGATTCTCGTATTGGAGAAAGCGCTGGTCTGCTTCAGGGTCGGAGATATGTACATGGTCTTGAAGAAAGGAGTTGAAACAACATCTGCTAGGGTAAAGGCCGCAGCAGATATAGACTTTCCGACCTGACGACCGCACTTCAGTAAGGTGTTCTTCCACATGCCCTTGTAGTAAGCATCGTACATAGGGTAGTCGTGTAGGGAGAACTGGTTGCCGTCAAGAAATAGGACGCTCTCAGCGAGCGAGCGTCTGTCTGTAGAGATCAGGGTCATATGAGATCCGGATGTTTGTGGCTGAGTATTCTTTTCATAATCATAGGCGTGGCTTTTCCAAAAGTTACGGCTGTGATTCTTGCCAGCGCATGGTACACCGTCATGCGTCTTTTGGGGTAGATAATGTCTGAGAAGTTTTGGGAAGAGATCGGCGTGCCCTTGAGCAGCATCGGCCAGGCCCGGAAGATCGTGGAGCTGGCGTTCGCCAGCGGCACGGTCCCCTGCTTGGTCGGCCATGCCGGCATCGGCAAGACCGAGACCTACAAGCAGATCGCCCGCGACAGGGGCTGGGGCTACGTGGCGCTCTACGCCCAGTTGTCCATGCCCGAGGACATCGCGGGCCTGCCCTTCCGAGCGGAGGACGGCAAGTCGTACGACTGCCTCATCGACAAGAGACTGCGGGAGAAGGTCGAGGCCAACCCGCAGGGCGGCATCCTGGTCTTCGAGGAGGTGAACCGCGCCTCCCGTGACACGGCCAGCGCCGTCTTCGCCTTCATGGACAACCGTGGCGCCGGCTCGTGGCGTCTTCCGGACACTTGGCACATCGCCATCGCGCAGAACCCTGCCGGTGGCGAGTACGCGGTCAACGACCTCAACTCCGATCACGCCTTCAGGCGGCGTGTGACCTGGGTTGCGGTGCGTGAGGACGCCCGTGGCTGGATCGAGTACGGCGAGAAAACGGGCTTCGATAGCCGGGTTATCGAGTACGTCAAGGCCCACCCGGCCATGCTGCTCGACGCCACCACCCGGACCTCCGGAAAGACCTACGCCAATCCGGCGGCGTGGGAGAAGGTGTCGAAGACCCTCACGGCTATGAAGTCTCTGGGGATCAACGACCTTGAGCTGGCTCGGGCCAAGCTCAGCGGCGACATTGGCGAGGTTGCTGCGGACGGCTTCATCGAGTACGTCAAGAACAGCGACAGCGTGATGTCCCCGCAGGAGGTACTGTCCTACTACGCGGACAAGAACTCCGACATTCGTCGGAGGGTCAAGGGGAAGATCAGCGAAGGCGCGCTCGACCGTGTCAGCGCCCTGGCGTCCAGCGTGGTGCAGGAGCTTGTCCGTGGCAAGCCGGAGGCGTGCAAGGAGCTGGCCGCCAACATTGGCGAGTTCCTGCTCGACCTGCCGAAGGAGCTGACGGCCGCCTTCTTCAGCGAGATGTCCTCGAGCAAGACGCCCGAGGACGCGCCGTACTTGGCCCGTGTCAACAAGTACTGCGGTCTCAACGGCAGCTACCAGAAGGCCATCAAGGGCCTGTCGAAGTCCATCGAGGCTGTCGAGGACGAGATCGGCTGATAGCTAAAGGGCCACGGGACCCTATCCAAATCCCGTTTTTTTAAATCCTAGCTAGAGGACCAATTGTTAAAAGATCACTTTCCATTTAGCTCTCCTCCGTACAAGCATCAGCTAAAGGTGTTTAGTGCCATAGAGGAGTGTAGGAGGACTGGGCTGGGAAAGAAGTTCGTCCTCCTGCGGGGCCCAACGGGCTGCGGCAAGTCTGCCATCGCCATTACCCTTGCTCTAGAGGCAGCCTCTCAGGGCAAGTCAACTCACGTACTCGCGTCTCATAGGTTTCTTCAGTCACAATACCTGAATGACTTTGAGCAGTTTGGGCTAAGGAATCTGTGGGGTAAGAGGAACTATAACTGCAGGCTAGCCGAGGTACACGGAGTAACCCTAAACGGCAAGACTCCTGACTGCGGTGAGTGCATGGCCTACAGGAGAGATCTGTCCAGAAAGATATCTAAGCTCTCCGGCAAGGACTTCATAGCCTCGCACTGCTCTTCAAAAGAGCCTGGGGATCTGTGCCACTACACCAAGGCTCGGATGTCTGCGTCCACCTCCAGGATAGCCCTAACTAACTACAACAGCTTCCTGGCCCACACTTTCTATACGGAGACGCTAGGTAAGAGAGACCTGCTGATAGTAGACGAGGCCCATCTGCTGGCAGACCGTTTAGCGGGCTTCCTTACCACAGAGGTACCTCTGCTGGACGAGTGGGTGGAGGGACACAGCAACTCCAAGAATCCCAAGGATCACTTGGCCTGGCTTAACACTGTAGTTAAGAACCAGCTACTGGCTACTGTTGAAGGAATGGCTAAGGCTATTAATCATGGCATATCCATACACATGGATGACATGTTTAACTCCTTAGTAGAAAACAATCCCATGTATGCAGAGATAGCTGCATCAGTACCCAATGGCAAAGACTCAGAAGAGGTAGACTTTGTAAAGCTGTACCAGCTCTACAAAAAGATAGAGAAGCTGCTGGAATCAGCCACCCTTAACCCAAATTACTGGGTAGTAGACATCGTAGACAAGAACGTTCCTGGTGTAGGGGTAGAAAAAGTACTGGAGTATAAGCCTGTTAAGGTAGGAAAGATGGCGGAGACCTACTTGTTCAAGTATGCTGACGAGGTAGTCCTCATGTCAGCGACTATGAACACGGGACCTTTCCTATCTGATCTAGGCATTGAGTCGGATGACATAAAGGCATTCATAGACCTGCCTTCTGTGTTTCCTCTGTCAACTAGACCGATAATAAACATACCAGTTGGCAGTATGGCTAGGTCTAACAGAGATGAGACTATCGTAAAGATAGCTCGTCAGCTAGAGGACTTGATACTCAACAAGCACCCAGGTGAGAAGGGGGTTATCCATCTCCACAGCTTCAAGAATGGTCATGACCTGTACAAGCTTCTTAGTTACAAGGCCCGAAGCAAGATCATCTGGCACTTAACAAGCGACAACGTTCGTATAGAAGACCTAACGGAGAAGTTCTTCATGTCAAAGGACAGCTGGCTAGCCAGCCCGTCTATCGTTGAGGGCTTAGATGGCAAAGATGACAGAGTAAGAGTTCAGGCTCTTATAAAGGCGCCCTACCCCAACATAGGTAGCGCTCAGGTCAGTGCCAGAAGAAACCTCAAGGACGGCCATGAGTGGTACCTAGCACAAGCGGCCAACAGCCTAGTGCAGGCGTACGGTAGAGGTACACGTCACGCTAACGACTATAGCGTCATGTACGTCCTGGACTCTGAAGTGTCCAAGGCCGTAGCTAGCGCGGCAGGCGTAATACCTAAGTGGTTTATGGACGCCTGGAATATATCGCAGCCGAGTAACTGGACTCTACAGGACGGTAGATACGTCAATAGTCCAGCGACACGTTAGATCCCTCAAGCTGGGACTTGAGAAGGTCCTTACGTGTCTTAAGGTAGAGCGCGGCCTCCCTAAGTATGCGGGCCTGCACAGACGCTGCGTCGTCTTCGTCGTAGTAGTCTACCTTAGTAGACGTAAGGACCTTGACCAAGTCTTCCTTGAGCTTGGTAAAGTCATGCGTCTTGGACGTTATCATGTCCAAGTGCTTTGACGCAAAGGTCAGCTCGGGCGGCACCATGACCAGTCCGTTGTGCGCTAGAACGCAAGCAACGTACATAGCCGTGTCGTCTCCGTATTCCTCCGGGCCGGGGCGACCATCGTAGTGATTGGCTACGTACCTAGCCTCAGTCGTACCCCACACAAGCTCGCCAACAGAGCACTCATTGACACTCTCTGGTAGAGCTATGCGCCCGTTGAGGGACTCCATTAGGTTGTTGTAAACCTTGTAGTCCCACAGGTGGCTAGGGCACAAGCGTATAGCCGTGACTGCTAGCAGTCTGTCTCTAGCTTCTTCGTCTGGTAGACACCCTATCTCATCCAGATATGTAAGAAGAGTGTCAAACTCCCAGGCTGCGTGCGCTCCGTTGGTGAGAGCGTCACAGGCAAGGGACAAAGAGATTCCAAAAGACTCTGGGTCTTTTAGTATCGCTATGGCTTTGTCACGCAGCACTTAGACCCCCAGCTGATTTACCAGCGCCTTCTGCATGTCTAGAGGTAGGGTGGGCAGTACCTCTGAGAGCTTCTGCTCGTCGATATCCCCGCCCTCACTTATCTCGGTTACTATATCAGGTCCGAGAACATCGCCATAGAAATTTACGTCTCTGGCCATGAGGGTGGACATAGGCACGCTTCTGCCTGCTAGGGTCATAGTCTCCTGCATAGCAGTCTTGGTATTGAAGACCGTCTCCTGGGGGTTGGGCAGCTTCTTACCGTAGAGACGGGCAAGGCCGAACTCCTCATCAAGCTTAGCTATAGCGTTAGCAACCTTGATTAATTCGGACCTTTCTGTGTTATAAGAAAGTGTTCTGATTCCCTCTGCTAGCTTGCAGAATATTTTCTCTGCCTTAGGGCAGGCATGTCCACGAGCCTCTACCCACTCAGCGGCCTTTTCTAGGTCGCACTGGGCCAGCCCAGCGTAGGCTAGAGTCTCTGTCTCAACTGACAGCCCCTTGTCAGCAGCTACCTTAACAAGAGTCGTAGCTGCCGTGGCAAGGCTAGTGGGGCTTAGCTTTCTGGCGTTCTTAATGATGGCCAGCTCAGCCT